CTAGATAAAACTGGTAGTGGTTATGCCGTAATTCGTTTCTTACCTGCTTCTGAAAAAGAGGAAATGCCTTGGGTACGAGTTTGGTCTCACGCATTCCAAGATAAAGGTGGATGGTATATTGAGAACTCATTAACAACTTTAAATCAAAAAGATCCTGTAAGTGAAGAAAACACTAGATTATGGAATTCAGGTGTTGAATCTGATAAAGAGATAGCAAGAAAAAGAAAAAGAAAATTATCTTACTACTCTAATATATTAGTTGTAAGTGATCCTGCTCATCCACAAAATGAAGGCAAAGTATTCATATTCAAATATGGTAAAAAGATATTTGATAAGATTACAGAAGCGATGCAACCAGCATTTGAAGATGAAGCGGCAATCAACCCATTTGATTTTTGGAAAGGTGCAAACTTTAAACTAAAAATTAGAAAAGTAGATGGTTATTGGAACTACGATAAGTCTGAATTTGAGCCTGTAAAGGCAATTGCTGACAATGACGATAAGATTAAAGCAATATGGTCTAAACAGTATGCTCTAACGCCTTTCTTGGCCCCTAGTAATTTTAAAACCTATGATGAACTCAAAGAGAAACTGAATAGGGTAATTACGGGAACTAGAAGCACTGGTACTGTTGAGAATGCTGAACTCCCTCCAGCGAAATCTAACGGTTCAGTGAAAAGTAATAGTAAAACTACTCCAGCTGCTAGTGATGATGACGATACGTTATCTTACTTTAGTAAATTGGCAGATGATGAGTAGAATCTCTCTCTACTAATACTGAAAAGGTGGCCAGTAATGGCCACCTCTTTAAACCGGCACTGAATTTAAATTAATAAATGAACGATCTAAGTTTTGTGGTGTACTAGACACTGCTTGTGTTGTACTATTTGTGGTTACATTATTCATTGATGTTGGTGCAATTACTTGATTCATACCTTGACTTTTCGTTGCGGCTAATTCACTACTCATTTGATTTACATTTTCTTGTCGTCTTGGTATAGGTTGTATTCTTGTTGGTGATATAGGCGTTAAACCTGGCACCATTGTTTCTGATGAATTTGAAATTTGATTTTTATTTGACCTATCGGTATTGTAAATATTACTTTCATTAGAAACACTTTCTTGTTTTACATCTCTACCAAAAGAAGGATTTTGTGTATCAACATTTTGATCTGCCATTTCACCTTGATTTGTGTCAACCATAGCTGCTGTAGATGGTTTTTTATCATCTTCATCATCGCCAAATATCCAACTTAATTTAGATTTAATCCAATCAACTGCTTTCATTATAGTTGAAACTATCTTATACACAACATATATAAAAAGAACTATTGCTGCTACTACTAACATAGCTTTTAAAGCAAAAAATACCAGTCCTAAGGCTGCTTTACCTAAACTTTTTCCAAAACTCATAGCAGTATTAGGCAAATCTTTAAAACCTTTTGTTATGCCTTTACCCATTTGACCTATTTCACCAAAGGTATTTTTTAAAAAGTCGCCTGCTTGACCAAAAGTTTGACTAAAGAAACCAGCATATTGGTCTTTTGGTTTGATATTAGCTTCTTCTTTTTTCTTATTAATGTCTTTTTCTAAATCTAACATTACTAATTGTTTATTTTGAAATTCTCTTTGTTGGTCATCTCTAATAAATTCTTGTTTTTTTAATTGTTTTTCTTCAAATAAGTATTCTTTTTTTAATTGTTCTAATCTTTTTTCATCACTTATAATTTCTTTTTTAAATGCTTTTTCATCTTTTAAAGTCATTATTTTTAGAGTATTTGTTTGTTTATCTAAATAAGTGTTAATACCTTTTTCTCTTAATTCATCTCTCACCTTTAAACTATTTTCTTTTTTTTCTTCTTCTATTTCTTTTTCTTGCCTTCTTTGTTCTTTTAAAAATTGACGTTGAGCAATTAATTCTCTAACATTTTCGCCCATAGCTTCAGCAACTCTTTCAAAATCTACACCCATACCTTTTCGAAGTTTTTCCATTCTCTCTAAAGCTTTATCTTGATTGACTTCTTGATTTGAAGTTAATAAATCTATTGTTTGTTTTATTTCCACATCTAATGGTGCAAAAAGACTCATAACTTGCGTTTTAACTTTTTGTGTTTGGTCAATGACATTAGTTTTAATACTATCCATTAAACCTTTTGCCTGTTGTGATGTTAAGGCACTACCCATCGCCTCAGATGCTTTTTTAATTGCAGTTAATTGTGGTAATTTTTGTTCTATATTATTAACATCTTGTTTGACGTTATCAAAACTATCTGCAAATTGACTATTTTGTTTTGCTAATTTATCAAAAGACTTCTCCATTTTGTTAAGAGAACCTGTGCCTAATACAACATAAGGTTTTAATTGGTCTTTTTTAATTTCGTCCATTTATTACCCTATTTGTTCTTCGTCTAAATTAATTTTTATTTTGTTTGCTACTATTTTTTTATCTTCAATCTTTTCTTGTGTTCTACCATAAGCAGATATACCTAATACAGCACCCATAGCTATATGAAAGAAACCAGCACCTTGTAGTGTTAATGGGTTCCATTGTGTAAACACAACTGTTTTTAAATATGTCGCTTGTGCAAAATTCCATAGTATAGGAAATATAACAAAATCAAAGGCACATACGGCCAGATATAACCAACCCATAGCAGGTCGCCATTTATTATTGAAACCTGTTTCTTTGTTTTGTGTACTCATTTGCTATCCCTTTTTCTTCTTTCGTTTTCTTCTTTAATGTAATTAATCAATAATGTAATGTAAATATCACGTTCCCACGGTATCATATTTTCAATTTCAGTTAATGAATATTTATGATGTTGCATCAATGCAAAATTAGTTTCGAAGTATGCCTCTAGCGTGTTGTGGGCGAGGCTAATCCGAAAAAATCTGCGATACCTTGTAACATCACTTTACTTGTTTTACCAGTATTAGGGTTAGTTACTTCAATTTCGTGCCTTAATTTTGGCATTGTATCAAAAAACACTCTAATATTAGCAAAAGCTTCTTGTGGTAAATTTTCTACAAATTCTTTTAATTCTGTTTTTGTCGTATCTTTTGCAGGATATATTTTATCTCCTTCAAAAATGTGGTCAATACAATCGATTAAAACTGTAAAAACTTCTTCAATTTCAAAATTTTTAACACCTGTACCTACATCATAATTTTTCAATGTAGGGTATCTTAGTACAAGACCTAAATCTCTTTTAGGGTCTATGATAATTCTATTTGTATGACTATCATCTACCTGTACTTCAACTTTTGTTAAATCAACTTCAGTTTCAACATAAGTTTTACCATCATCAGGACAAATTGTTTTGAACTTGGTAATTTCCGATACTGATTTAGCTCTTATTTGTAAAAATATATATTCAACGTCAAATATAGGTAAACGATCAACGTTTAATACATCAAAAGTACACGCTTTGACCACTTCTTTTAATGCGTTTATCATTTCTCTATTTTCACCTGTTTCTTGTGCAATATATAATATCTTTTCTTCTCTTACAAGAAAAGGTCTATACTTGATTTGTTTATCTTCTGATGGTAACGTCAATTGGTATGTCGGCACATCAACTTTTGGCAAAGCCATAATTATCTCCTTATATTATAAATTAAGTGGTGGAAAATTGCCAAATGGAGGAAACACTCGACCACCTGTAATACCACCGATTGGTATACGTCTTTTTAGTCCTTGTAATACATCAACACCAGCACGTCTTAATTCTGGTGGTAATTTGTTTAGTATGCCACCAAAAGCTCCGAAACCACTTTTAACATCAACTGATCTGAAGTTTGGTGAACCTAATTCTATATTGCCTGATCTTTCTAAGAAATAATTTACCCAATATCTAAATGTAAATGTTACTTGAAATGTTTGTACAGCATTATTATCGTATGAATATGCAACTGGCCCAATTGTTTTAGGAAAACATTCGAATAACTTAACCGCATAGGTAATATCATCTCTTTCATTACGACTAGCAAATTGTCCTAATTGAAATATGTTTATATCAGATACATAGTTATCATAAAAATTAAAATTATTTGATTTAGTGCTAAACACGGCTGCTTGCCAAGTTTCAAAATATGATCTTTCTCTTAAAAATTTATCACAATAAAATGTTGCTGTAATATCAGCAGATTTATAATCAAACGCCAATTTATATGCTGGACCGTGATGACGTATTTCTTTTGTTTCAATTGTTCTTTCTGGCATTTCTATTGCATTACAAAATGCTCTCACTCTACGACCATTAGCGGTGTGAATAGCATTTACTTCTTGTTGTGATGAAAATGTAGTTAATTGTTCTTGTGCGGCCGTTGATAAATTTATATCATTAATAGAAATAGCATCTTCGCCTTGACCTTGTCTTGCTACACCATTTAAAGTAGGAGCAGGTTTAGAAGGCCCATCTTCAACTCTAGGTAAAAAGAACTCTACGTAAAATCTTGCCTTACGAGCAAATCCTTCTGCTTCATTAATATATGCTTGTACACGACCCATAGTCGTTTCAGGATTACCACCAGCTTTTTGTCTAAAACGTGGATCGCCTTCAACATCATCTAATGAACGATCTCGTGGTAAACCTATTCTTACGTCAAAACCACCAATACGAACTCCTCCTCTTAATATTGCCATTAGATAAAACTCCTTGAAGCTGCATATACAGAACTAGCAGGCCTTTTTTGAAACTGTTGTACTGGTAAATAACAAGCAATAGCGGCCTGGTTTAAATCTATTCTTAAAAAACTAGACCTTACGTGTTTATACAAATACTTTTTAATTGTTGCTTTTGATAATGGTATAGACTTGA